TGAAATCCATGCGGATTTGGTCATCGAAGGTGTCGATGAAGAAGATGACGAGATAGCCAAGCCTTACGTGGTAACTATAGACCGAGGCACAGGGGAAGTGCTTTCGGTTAGACGTAATTGGAACCCTGACGACATGTTGTCACTAAAACGTCAACATTTTGTCCATTATGTCTACGTGCCCGGATTTGGCTTCTATGGTCTTGGTTTAATTCACATTATTGGCGGCTATGCCCGCGCTGGTACGTCACTAATCCGTCAATTAGTTGACGCTGGTACTCTTTCTAACCTGCCCGGTGGCTTGAAATCGAGGGGTTTGAGGGTCAAGGGGGACGATACTCCCATTGGTCCGGGGGAGTTCAGAGATGTCGATGTGCCGTCTGGTTCCATACGAGAGAACATTATGCCCCTCCCGTACAAGGAGCCCAGCCAGACTTTGATGGCGTTGCTCAAGCAGATCACCGATGAAGGCCGCAGATTAGGGGCTATTAGTGACGTAAACATCTCCGATATGAGTGCAAACGCCCCGGTGGGCACTACGTTGGCTTTGTTAGAGCGCACTCTCAAGCCTATGACAGCCGTGCAGGCGCGGGTCCACTACGCTATGAAGCAGGAGTTCAAGCTGCTGAGAGCGATAATTGCCGAGTATGCGCCGGATGAGTATATGTACCTGCCCTACAGGGCGGAGCCTCGTGCGAAGCGGTCTGACTATGACATGGTTGAGGTTATACCGGTAAGCGACCCCAACAGCAGCACAATGGCCCAGAGGGTTGTCCAGTACCAGACGGTGCTGCAGATGGCTCAGAATGCGCCTCAGATATACGACCTGCCACAGTTACACAGGCAGATGATCGAGGTTCTTGGCATTAAAAATGCTGACAAGCTGGTGCCTACTACTGATGACATAAAGCCAACAGACCCAGTTAGCGAGAATATGAACGTGCTGGTTGGTAAGCCTGTGAAGGCGTTTATTTATCAGGATCACGACGCCCATATACAGACGCACCAAGCGTTTATGCAGGACCCGCAGATCGCCCAGATGGTGGGGCAAAACCCTGCTGCTAGGTCCATTATGGCCGCCCTTCAAGCCCACTTGGCGGAACATATGGCGTTTAGCTACTACAAACAGATTGAGATGAAGATTGGAGCCCCGCTCACCGCCCCCGGCGAAGAGCTCCCAGAAGAGACCGAAATCCTTCTGTCCCAAGTTATGGCACAAGCAGCCATACAAAACACCCAAGCCAAGCAACAACAAGCGGCGCAACAGCAAGCTCAACAACAGGCCCAAGACCCGCTGTTCCAGTTGCAACAGGCTGAAGTGCAGGTTAAAGCGCAGGAAGTACAGCGCAAAGCTCAGAAAGACGCTCAAGATATGCAGTTGGCTCAAGACAAACTGGAGCTTGAGAAGCAGAAAGCAGCAAACACGGCTACCCTCGAAGCCGAGCGGATTGCCGCTCAAAACGAGCAAGCAGCTACTAAGTCCAGCCTAGATCGGGCTAAAGCCCTACTGGATGTAGCTAAAGAGCAAAACAACATGGGGCCTAAATAATGGCTAAAACCGTCTTTGACGTGCTAGATGAAAGACTCGCTGAACATCAGCGTAGCATCCAAGATTTTATGTGTGGTGGTAGTGCAGAAAACTACGCTGCATATAAAGACGCCTGCGGAGCCTTTCGGGGTCTGGCTATCGCAAGGCGGGAGATAGAAGACCTCTCGCGAAACTACATGGAAGATGAAGATGACTAAATCAACCCCGGCTATGACCGAGCTGGAGCAACAACGGCAGGCGAGGATACTCGCTGACCAGCAACGTGAGCTAGAACTAGAAGCGGCTATACCCAAGCCCGTGGGCTACAGGGTGCTGATCGCGCTGCCCAGTGTAGAAGAGACTTTTGGAGATAGTGGGCTTGTTAAGGCTAATGAGACCATGCGCCATGAGTATGTGCTTTCTATTATTGGATTAGTGCTGGATATGGGCGAGCAAGCCTATAAAGATGAAGACAGGTTCCCCGGAGGGGCTTGGTGTAAACCCGGAGATTACGTGATGTTCCGAGCAAACACAGGCACTAGGTTCAAGATTGGGGAGCAAGAGTATCGCCTTATGAACGACGATTCTATCGAGGCGGTGGTACCAAACCCGAGACTTGTGTCTCGTGCCGCATAAGGAGTAACTATTATGCCTATGCAACAAGTTGAGTTTGAGTTTCCTGAAGGTGATAAGGAAGAGGAAACTAAAAAGGTAGAGAGTAAGCAAGAAGAGGTTGTCGAAGATACTACTGACGAGATTGAGATAGAGATAATCGACGATACTCCCGAGGAAGACAGGAACCGTAAGCCTGCACCTCCTCCCAAAGATGTCACTGATGATGAGTTGGCTGAGTACAGCGAGAAAGTACAGAAGCGCATTAAGCACTTCAATAAAGGCTACCACGACGAAAGACGTGCTAGAGAAGCTGCGGAACGTCAACGGGATGAGATGGCTGAAGTTACTAAAAACCTCTACGAAGAAGTTTCAAGACTTAGAAGTAACAACGACCGTAGTCAGAGTGTCATACTCGAACAGGCTAAGAAACAGGTCGCTAACGAGATGGAAGTCGCCAAACGTATGTACAAGGAGGCTTATGAATCCGGTGATCCGGATGCGCTTGTAGCTGCCCAAGAGGCGCTTACTACAGCGAAGATAAGGGCAGACAAGGTTGCTTCGTTTAAACCTAAGCCTTTACAAACTAAAGAGAATCCTGTACAAAACGATACTAATACTTCGCTACCTCCAAGAACACAACAACCTCGACCCCAGCCGGACCCTAAAGCACAGGCTTGGAGAGAAGAGAATAGGTGGTTTGGAGGCAGTGACCCTACAGAACAAGAGATGACTGATTTTGCTCTTTCTGTAGACAGAACGTTAAAGGCCGAGGGTGTTGATCCTCGCTCTGACGAATACTACGAGAGAATAAATTCTCGTATGCGAAAAGTGTACTCCGAGTACTTTGAATCCGGAGATTTAGAAACCCCAGAAGCTAGAAAGGGGTCGAGTAATGTGGTGGCACCCGCTACGCGGAGCACAGCACCAAAAAAGGTGCGATTAACGCCTTCACAAACTCAGATCGCTAAGAGGCTTGGGTTGTCTAATGAGCAATACGCCCGAGAGGCTGCAAAATTGATGAGGAAACAGTAATGGCTAATAACAGATTAGACCGAGAGTTGGATACCCGCGAGCGAACCGTAAGGAAACCCGCGTGGAAACGCCCTGAAGTACTGCCTAGTCCGACCCCGGAAGAGGGGTATACGTACCATTGGGTGCGTGTTAGTACTAGGGGTGAACCCGATCCAACTAATGTTTCCGCTAAGTTAAGAGAAGGCTGGGAACCCGTACTGGCTACGGACCACCCGGAGATTGTTATGACTGGCGTCGAAAACGAACGCTTTAAAGATAACATCGTGATGGGTGGCCTTTTGCTATGTAAGGCACCGATTGAACTGGTCGAAGAGCGTAATGCTTATTATAGGGAGCAAGCTAAAGGCCAGATGACCTCGGTGGATAACAGCCTTATGAGAGAAAATGATCCTAGAATGCCTCTGTTCAACGACAGAAAATCTACGGTCACTTTTGGTAAAGGTTAACTTTTAAGGAGTCTAAAATGGCAACTACTGCTGCCCCTTACGGGTTAAAACCCGTAAAACGTGCTGACGGGATGCCGTATGCTGGCGCTACCTCTCAGTATTTGATTGACCCTGCCGGTGAAGCAACTAACCTGTTTTATGGTCAAGTTGTAACTATCGGTGCTGATGGGTACATTGCTCTGGCTACCGGTTCAGGTGCTGACATCACTACTAATAACCTTGGCGCTGCCAATGTAGGTGGTATCGGCGTTTTTGTCGGCTGTGAGTACACCAACTCTTCAGGTCAGGTTGTGCAAGCCCAGTATTACCCTAGTGGTACTGCTAACGGCGGTACGATCAAAGCCTATGTGGTTGATGATCCTAACGTTCTGTTCCAAGCTCAACTTGATGGTGCTGGTGCCCAAACTATTATTGGCACTAATACTTTCTTTGCTGCGGTTCAGAGCACTTCAACTGGCGATACTGCTACTGGTAACTCTACCAGTGCTTTGGATGCAACCGTACAAACTGCGGCTGCTGCGTTCCGTATCGTCGCTCATGTGTCCGCAGCGAGTGATGCTTACCCAGATGTATTGGTTAAGTTCAATCCCGGCGCTCACCAAATGACTAACAACGTCGGACTGTAAGGAGAAGTTGAGATATGGCTATTTCACGCGCTCAATTACTCAAGGAACTCCTGCCGGGTCTTAACGCCCTGTTCGGCCTTGAGTATGCTAAATATGGTGAAGAACACGCTGAGATTTTCGAGACCGAGAGCTCAGACCGTTCTTTTGAGGAAGAAACCAAGTTGTCTGGTTTTGGTGCCGCCCCCGTCAAAAACGAGGGTTCCGCCATTGCGTATGACAACGCTCAAGAAACGTGGTCCGCTCGGTATAACCACGAGACTATTTCTATGGGCTTCTCGCTTACTGAAGAAGCGATTGAAGATAACCTGTACGATAGCCTCTCGTCCCGTTATACCAAGGCTTTGGCCCGAGCCATGGCTTATACCAAGCAGGTAAAAGCCGCTAACATCCTGAACAATGCGTTTACTGGTTCTGGTGTTACTTATGGTGACGGTAAAGTCCTTTGTGCGACTGACCACCCGCTGGTATCTGGTGGTACCAACAGCAACACTCCGTCTACTGGTGCTGACCTGAACGAGACTTCTCTGGAAGCCGCTGTTATTCAGATCGCTGGTTGGACTGATGAGCGTGGCCTGCTGATTGCAGCCAAGCCGCGTAAGCTGGTTGTTCCGCCTGCATTGATGTTTATCGCTACTCGACTGCTCGACACTGAACTTCGTGTTGGCACTGCCGATAACGACATCAACGCCATTAAGACCAACGGTACGATTCCGGAAGGTTACACTGTTAACCATTACCTGACCGATACCAATGCTTGGTTCTTGATGACCGACGTACCAAACGGCCTGAAGCACTTTGTCCGTACTCCGATGCAGACCTCTATGGATGCTGACTTCGATACTGGCAACAGCCGCTACAAGGCTCGTGAGCGATACAGCTTTGGTGTGTCTGACCCGCTGGGCATTTTCGGCTCTCCGGGCGCTAGCTAAAGCGGATAAAAAACACTCGTTGTTTTTATGGGGGTCATTAAGGCCCCCTTTTTTATTGCGGGGTGAGTATGAGTAGTAAACCCGAGTCAAAAACTTGTTTTATATGTAAGCAAAATTTACCCATAGAGAGGTTTGAAGAGTTTAGAGGCGGCAGTACCAGACGAATGTGTCGAAGCTGCAGGTTAGATGAAATAGCTAAAAAAACGTCAGATACGCCATATAATTACCTAGATTTGCTGTATAAACAGCTAAAAAGCTCCAGAGTTAAGCAAAAAATTAGTTTTGATATAGAGGCAGAAGACGTTAAAGCCCTTTGGGACGCTCAAAATGGGCGTTGTGCGCTTTCCGGGGTGGTTATGACTTATCAAAGAGGGAGGTCGCAAAAAGGGAAGTCGTCTAACGGTAAAATACGCGACTTAAACGCCTCGTTAGACAGGATTAACTCTGAATTAGGGTATACAAAAACTAACATTCAACTCGTAGCTGCTAGAGTAAACCTAATGAAAAGTAATTTACCTGAAGATATGTTTCTATGGTGGGTCAGGACTATACACGGACATAAATCCTGATTTAGTAACAAGTTTTTTATTTGATGTAGCTCCTACCTTAGTATAGACTAGCTTTACTTCCGGGGTTATCCGGTGTATCTGACAGTCCCGGCTGACGACATGCAGACAGATACACCCCAACTCGCATGTGAGGTCTATAATGGCTACTACTACTTTTTCCGGTCCCATTCGATCTGGCACAGTCCGTGAAGGTGCTAGTGCAAATACAGGATCACCAATCCTTGCCCAATCCGTTACTTGGGAACAGTCTACTACTGCGGCGAACACTGGAATTATTATTCCCGCTAACTCGCAAATCATTGATATTGCTGTGTATATTACTACAGCATGTGATGGTGCTTCTCAAAACCTTAGTGTTGGTACTACCAGTGCAGCTAATGAAATTTTTACTGCGTTGGCCTTGGGTACTGCTGCTAACACTATTTTCTTTGGTTCTGCCGGTACTATTACCGATGCCGATACTTGGGAAACAGTAGGCACTTCTGACGTGTCCATCTGGATAGATTTTAGCGCTGGCTCCGCTGGTCGTGGAACTATTACCGTCCAATACGTACAGAACTAAAGAGGTGATTTATGGCCGATTCCAAACCCGGTACAAGGGGGCATAGTCACACTTTAGAAAGTGCTGCCCCTAAGAAAGCCGCTAAGAAAACTGCGCCCAAGAAAGCGGCTGCAGTTAAAGAGTAGGGGGTTAAGATGACTTATCCATTACCGACTAGTATAAAGTTGCTAAATGGTGCTACAGCTACAGGCGCGGGGGAGTGGTTCAGGCTCCCCCTTAACAAAGTGTTTGAAGTTGTGGGCATAACTACGGCAACTGTAGTTATAGAATACAGAACCCATGAAGGCGGTGTAGTTCGTACCTTGCAGTCTTTCACTGCGGACGACGTTAAAGAGAACAACCAAGCTCTCTTTGAGTGCCGCGCCAATGTTACTGCGTACACTTCCGGTACTATTAGTGCATATGTATCAGTAATTTCAGCGTCTTAACATAGGCGGGCTGCATAATGGCTTTTATTACCTCCCAAGCAGTTCTTGCTAAGGCGATTCAGGCTACCAGCGTTTCGGCGTCTGCTATTGGTGACCCCTACGCAGTAGATGGCTTTGAGCCAGAACTCGCATTCGATTTTACTGGAGAGACTTACAGGACAGACGGATCAGCTACCACGTTCAGTGGGGCTATGACGCACTCTGCTACCAGCCTCGGCACTATG